GGAAAAGGCAAGAAAAAGTATGATGGGTTTTATGCGTGGTGGATTGAATACGGAGTTGGAACACACATTGCCAATCCAACTGGGAAAAAGAATTTTATTCAGAAAACTTATTCTGAAACGAGTGATAAGATATACACTCAAGCAAGTGATAAACTTGAAAAGTATATAAAAAGAAAAGCAAAAAAATTAAATTTATGAGAATAGTATTAACAAAAGACCACGCGGTCCATGCAAGAACATTGCCAAAAGGAACTGAAATGAGGGTGACTCCTGAACTTGGCAATAAATTAATATCATTAAAAGTTGCAAAAGAATTTGATGATTATACCCAAGAAGAAAAAATTGAACACATTGTTGAAGTAGCAATGGACAATGAAGAAAAACCAAAAGTTAAAAAAGTTACAAAGAAGAAAAAACCTAACAATTAATATTGTATAAAATTTAGGAAATAAAAAAATGGCAAGTACAGGTATATTAAACGGAACAATTGCAAAAATATCAGTTGCTGGAACAACTGTTGCACACTTAACATCAAACTCATTGACTTTTGATATGTCAACAAGGGATGCGAGTACAAAAGACTCAAACGGATGGAAAGAGTCGCTTTCAGGGCAGAAAAGTTTTAGTGGTTCAGCTGAAGGATTTTTTGCTGAGGATGCGTCTTATGGGTATGAGGATTTGTATGATGTTTTTGAAGCAAGAACAAAAGTTGAGGTTATATGGACCACATCGGTTGTTGGAGATCAGCAATATAGAGGTGATTGTTTTATTACTTCACTTGAAAGAACTGATGGACTTGAAGAATCAAGTACATTTTCAGTTTCTTTTGAAGGAACTGGTGATGTGACAAAAGAAGCAGTTACATAAGAAATTGATTTTTGTTATATTGTGAAAAATGGGGGATGGGGGTAACTTCATCTCCTTTTTTTATATTTGTAGCATGATAAAAATTAAAAACAAAGAGTACAAGTTCAAATTCGGTTTCAAAGCATTGTTAATGTACGAAAAAGAAACCGGTTCATCAATTTCAGAAATGGGCGAAAATGTGACAATGAATATGATTGTTGAAATTGCTTATGCTGGAATGAAGGCATCAGGTGAAAAAGTCACAAAGGATTTCATTATTGATGCAATTGATGATGACATGGGTTTGATTAGTGTATTCACTGAAGCAATGCAAAATGATTTGAGTGCATTGGGTAATTTAAAGGTTGAAGCAAAAAAGTAAAATTGCCATTGAAAAATTTCATAAGGGGGTTTGTGTTGGGTACGTTAAAACAAACTCCTTTGTGTTTGGAAAGTTATTCAATGGTAGATGTGTGGGATGCGTACGTTGGAAATCGTTTGAATGAAAATATAAACGCAAGATCATTGTGGGAAACTGCAAGATTGATTTCTTATGTCACGTTAAAATCACAAGGACAAAAAACAATGAAACGACCACAAGATTTGATGAAGTTTGAATGGGAAGAACAAAGCGGCAAAAAAGGAACAAAATCAAATCCATACACAAAAACAGAAATTGAACAACTTAAAAAACTAAAACCAAACTGGTTCAATTAAAATGGCAAAGAAAAGTATTAATATAAGGGCTGGATTTGATTTAAAAGCGTTTAGCACATCAAGTCAAAATTTACAAAGACAACTTCGTTCTTCAGGTAAAAAAATGCAGTCAATTGGCAAATCAATGTCAATGTCATTGACTGCACCAATTGCAATACTTGGTGGACTTGCAGTCAAAACGTTTGCCAACTTTGAGCAATCAATGGCAAAAGTTCAAGCCATTAGCGGTGCGGTTGGAAAAGATTTCCAAAACTTGACAAATCTTGCAAAGGATTTGGGTATTGCAACACGATTCAGTGCATCTGAAGTTTCAGAATTAATGTTGAACTATTCAAAACTTGGATTTAGTTCTGAAGAAATACAAAAAATTACTGCTGCAACATTAGACCTTGCACTTGCAACTGGTGAAGATTTAGCAGAATCTGCATCGGTTGCTGGGGGTACATTGCGTGGTTTCGGTTTAGAAGCTGGTGAAATGACAAGGGTTACTGATGTAATGGCGAGAGCATTTAGTGGATCGGCATTGGATTTGCAGAAATTTCAAAACTCAATGCCAAAAGTTTCAGCGGTTGCATCAAGTTTAGGTATAACACTTGAAGAAACAACTTCAATGCTTGGTGTTTTAGTTGGTAAAAACATTCAAGCAACAACGGCTGGAACTGGTTTAAAAAATATATTCTTAATGACAAGAAAATCAGGTATGTCATTTAAGGATGCAATGGATAAAATAAACAATTCTATTGATCCATCAACAACTGCAATGAATATGTTTGGCAAAGAAAACGCAACTGTTGCGGTTGCACTTGCACAAAGTGGTGATGCAATTACTGAAATGAATGCTAAACTTTCTGATACAAGCGTAACTGCATCATCAATGGCTGCAATTATGGATGCAACACTTGAAGGTTCAATGATGCGTTTAAAATCAGCAACTGAAGGACTTGCAATTTCGTTTGGTGAAATCATGGCACCAGCGGTTGGGTTTGTTGCTGATATACTTGCAAAGATTGCAATGAGGTTTGCAAATGTAAATCCATATGTTAAAACTGCAATCACTGTGTTTGCTGGATTAGTTGCGGTTCTTGGACCATTAGCATTTGCAATTGGTGGGATTAAATTAGCACTTGCAACTTTGATGGCAAATCCAATCATTTTATGGGTTGTTGGAATTAGTGCTGCACTTGCTGGACTTGTTGCGGTGTTTATGTATGTTAAAGACAATGCACAATTCTTTGCAGATTTCTTTTATAATTTATGGGTAAACATTGCAAACAACACACTTGATGCGGTCAAAACAATAGCAAAAGGACTTGCAAAGTTTGCTGGTTTATTTGGTATTGATATTGGTGTTGATGAGTTCTTTGATAAGTTCAAACTTGAACCACGTGAAGCAACAAAGGAACTAAAGTCATTTAAAGAAACATTAAAAGGTATTAAAAAAGAAGTCACTGGTTTGACACAAGCTGGTGAAGATAGTGTTCTTGGTGTTACTCCTCAAGGTGTAAAAACTGGCGACACAAAAACTCCTGAAAAACTTTTATCAGAAAAAGAATCAAACAAAAAAGTATCAACTTTAAAAGCTGAAATAAATGACATCATGAAAGGTGTTGAAGTTGATATTGCTCCAAAACTTGATATAAAACCATTGCAAGAAACTTTGCCAACTGCAATGAATGAACTTGGCAAAAAAGCTGGTGAGTCATTAAGTAGCGGTTTAAAGTCACTTGCAACTGAAGGGCTTGTTTCATTTGGAAACTTTTTAGGTAGTGTGATAAGTGGCGGTGATGTTACAATGAAAGATTTTGGGCGTGGGTTACTTGATTCAATTGGCAAGTTTATGACTCAATTTGGTGAAGCAATGATTTCAATGGGTATTGCACAAGCATTATTAAAAGCATCAATAAAATCAATGAATCCAGCACTTGCAATTGTTGGTGGTGTTGCATTGGTTGCAGCTGGTGCAGCAATATCAAATTTAAGTAAAAAAGGAATTGACACTGGTGGCGGTGGCGGTGGTAATGTTCCAGCACCATCAATGGCTGGTGGTGGTATGGGTGCAATGAACACACAGCCAATTGCATTGGAAACAAAGATTTCAGGTCGTGATTTAATACTTGTTCAAAATAGAGAAAAAGGATTTACAAGATAACAAATGAGTGGTGTAATATTTAGCAGTGAGTTATATTCTAACAATGGCACAAGATACAAAGTTGAATTATTTGGTGATGATTACAACGGACTTCCAAAGGTTGAAATAATTGGCGGAACTGGTAACACATTTTACATCAATAAAGATTGGCGTGATTTTCTTGAGGTTGGTCAAGATTTATTATTGTACACAAGTTCATCAACACAATCCGCAAATGTCACTGGTATTTTTTCAAATGGAATCACTACACAAATAACAACTGACCAAAGTTATTCAGCATCATACACACATATTGGTTCGTCTGACATTGTTGCAAACCAATACAAACCAACATTTAGCCCTGAATCACTTGAACTAAAAACAGAATGGAAGGGTGAAGGTGATGAAATACTTGGTTCAATAAAGTCATCAAGCACATCAGTCACATATTCAAATAATGATCGTTACTTTGATAGGTTCTTTGAGCAATACCAAATCACACAAGACAACAAACTTAAATTGTTAGTTTATCGTTACACAACGGATTGGGAACTTGATTGGGCTGGTATCATTGTAATGGACCTTGTTCAATGGTCAAATACATCAAAACCAAGACCATATACATTCAAAGCAATTGATGGACTTGATGCACTTAAAAAATACGAGTACTCACAAGAAACATTATCCGTAAATAAGATACAAAGCAACATATTTGAA